CCCATACTTTGTCATAAAAGATAATCAGTTTGAGACCTCTTTACAACTTGCAATCATGACCTACATTATTGGAGATGCATTGTATAGCCAGGCCCTTGCAACTGCAACTGCAATCAATAATCTTGTGGAAGTATCCTCACCAATCTTTGGACTTGCCTCTCCTCCATTTGTAGGTATTACAATATCGTACAATGTTGCTGGTATCATTGTTGCCTCTCTCAATGTAGTATTACAATTGATTTACTATGGACTTTTAATTGTTTTATTGATTGATCTCGCCACTCAATTAATACTTACAATACTACCTCCAAAGAGAAAACTCAAAGGAACGTATGTCAGAGAAATAATGGAGAAATGTTGTGCATACTTTGGATATACATTTGCCTCCGATCTTTTGGATGCACATCCTTACTGGGCCATTGTACCAGTGCCATTGATTAAAGATCGAAAATCATTGTGGGACATTCTACCAGATGAGGTCTTTCCAGTATTTAATTCAGAAGTACCATCTTCATCAGATACAACTCCGACAATCATGACCTTCATAGAGGGACTTGAGACGATGTTTAACGCCAGAACTATTGTGAGAGATAGTGAGGTAAGACTTGAGAGGAGAGACTGGCTACAAGAACAAACTTCTTTACAATTAGAACCAGCACTAAACTTACAGAGTGAGAGAGATGATGAGTTCTCCTATAATACTGAAGAGACATGGAAGAGATATTATATCCACTATCAAACAGACTTTCAAGATCTTCACACTGCTGATGGTAACACCTATGATAAGAGTGATACAGAACTATCAACAGAGGAGACCTTTCCAGTGACAAATGATGATCTGGTAACAATCAAAGGAATTAATGATGTAAACATTCCTTTTGCACTTGGATCAAGAAAAGACAAACTCAACTGGTTAGAAAAATCTGCAAAGAATGTTCTCGGTGTGATCGACACATTAACTGGAATCTTTGGAGGTGGTACAAACTTTGAGGCCCAAATAAACTCAAGAAAAGATTGTCTCCAGATCTCACAACAATACTTCGGAATCACGAAAATGATATACGGACAAAGTGGTGCAGTGAAGCCAGGAGAGATCATTCAAACGGAGTCTGATTT